ACAATTCCCGGACCACGGGGAACTCCCGAAGCTTCTCGCCGAAGCCGCAATAGCCCACGTCATGGCCGTCGAACTTGTCGGCCCAGAGCTGGATGATATTGCCGGCCGGAGTCGCGTAACGCGGGTCGGTGAGAACCTTGATGTTGGGGAAGCTCTCCTTGATCATCTTCATGGCGATCTGACCGAAGGAGTTCACACTCGTCATCGCCAGCCCGAGGATGGGCGGTCCGACCAGGGTGAAGGCGGCATCGTTGTCGATGTAGCCCGGCGCCTGCGTGATGAGGGTCCCTATAAGCGCCTGAGTGTCGACCATGATCTCGTTGGGCGAGGCCACGACGATACCGTTGTTGACCCACTTCGTGCCGCCCGCCGCTTTGGTGGATGGCGTGATGGCCGGCGACAGGCCGGGGTCGTTGAGAATGCCGTAGAGCTGCAGTCCGGCGATGCCCAGGTGGTAGCTCTGGTCGCGGAACTTCTCCATCACGATGACGGCGGAGTTCTTCATCTCGGCGATGAAGTTCAGCTTGGCGAGGCTGGCACGCTCCGCCGCATCGTCGCCATACTCGACGATCGTCTGGAACTTGAAGGCCTGACGCTGCGGAAAGTCGATATTGACGTTGGTGTTGCCGTCGTCGTTGTAGTCGCCGTAGGCCACCACGCGCCCGGTGTTCTCGACGCGCTCGAACATCACCGTGGTGGTATTCCAGTCACCGAGCTTTTTCTCGCCGATGATCTGCGCACCCTTGTTGGGGGTCTGGAGGATGCGGATCGTCTCCGGATCGACGTAGGTCGTCGCCATAAACGGGATCGCGGCGTTGGGCTGCGTGACGAGCGTCGGCTGCGCGTCGAGCGCCATCATGACGCGATCGGACTTGGTATAGTCCTTGCGGAATTCGTCCGGCAGAAAGTCCTGCGCGATGGTGACGATGCCCCAGTCGCGCTTGAGGTCATCCGGAAGGGGAGCGTGGTAAGACATGAGTAGAAAAGCCTTTCGGATCAACCGGGCAGAAGCTTGTTGAGGAAGGTGAGTTCACCGGCCGCGCAGGTGAGCTTGGCGTACCACCCCGTCTCGACGCTTCCGGCGACGGTGGTGCCGGGGGCAGCGAATGAGAACGTGCCGTTGGTGTTGTTGGCGTAGGCTTTCATGCCGACCGCGACGGCAGAAGCGCCGAAGTTCTTGACGATGATGTCACCGTCGTCGAACAACTCGCCAATACCGAAGCCGGCCGGCACCGTGTAGCCGTATTCGGACAGATAAGCCGTGATGAAACCTTGGAAGTTGCGGTGCAGGACGCCGCTAGGCAGACCCGTGCCGGCATTCGACAGGATCGAACCCGTGGCGCTGTCGGCCCAGCACGCGAGCCCGATGGTCAGGCCGGCCGAACCCGCCACGAACCCACCGGGAGGTGCGAGGACGGAATGGCGCGGGTTGACGGAGGCGAAGTCACCGGGCAGGCCGATGGCCGGGTTGACCTGGATGGAAGACTGCGAAAGCATTGATCAGGTCCCTTACTTAAGACGGCCGCTGTTCGGAAAGGTGACGGCGTCGTATTTGACGCCCGGCACGGCGGCGTCCTGCGCGAGACGCTGCGGACGATTCTTCTCGCCGGGCTTCGGCTGAGCTTCGATCATGGTGGCCAGCGCGTCGGGATGCTTGCCGTCATGGCTGACCTTCAGCACGTCGAGCGCGGCACGATGCACGGCCTCGGCTGAATCCATGGCGATGGCGAGATCCCCAACCCAGGGCGAAACGAAGCGCTCGGCGTCGCGGATTTCACGGGCCGTCTTCATGGCCGCAGCAGCACCGTCGGCGGCAGCATCGGTCCGCGTCTTCGCCAGAGCCGCGTCCATGGCGGCCTTGGTGACGACGGGTTCCTTGTCGGTGGCGCTGGGCACCACGGACCTGCCGCGCTTGCGGCGGTCCTCGGCCCCCTCGTCGTCGCCCGAGAACATCTTCTTCAGCTCGGCCAGGTCCTCGTCGCTGATCTTCCCCTTGAGGAAGGTCGCAACGTCCGACCAATTCGCGCCGGCATCCTTCGCGTCGGCTTCGGTCTCCGGTCCGCTAACAGCCGCAGCGATCGTGTCGCTTTCGTCCTTCATCACCTCGGCGATCTCTTCGACGATGCCCTGGACGTCGGACTGGTCCATGTCGGCATCGGCGGCGAGCTTCGACCGCACGGCGGCGTCGAACGCCTTGGCGATGGCCGGCGCCTTGGCCAGGATGGTCTTCGACGTCACGCCCTTGAGGATGGGCAGAAGATCGATCTTGGCGTCCTGCGCAAGCCGGGGCTTCGCATAGGCCATGAGGGCGCCGCGGGCCATGTCGGCCGTGCGGGATAGGACAGCCGACTTAGGCATGGGGAACACCTCTTTCAGGGATCGGGGTTTGGCGTCGTGGACCAGGACGTCCGGACCGGCGCGGCCTTCTTTGACCAGCGCAACATGATTGGCCCTCAGGTTCCGCATAACGCCGTCGTATTTTTCACCTTCAGGTGAAGTCCCGGAAGTCATATCCGGGTCGTAAGCGTAACCGCACGACAGTTGCTGCCGTTCTTCGGACTCGATCCCATCAATGGCTTGCTTAGTCCAGATGTTTAGCCCGGCCATCAAGAAGGGAGGCTTCCATACCGGATTAGCTACATTACCAGCTACCTCTTCGTGAGGATGGTCGGTGGCATGGACCGGTTTATGGATGATGAGGAGAGGCTTGCCATCGAATGTATCGGCTGCCTTTTCAAGCTCACCAGGGTCTCGGTATAGCCGATAGATCTTGTCTGATGCGAGCCCGAGCTTCTGCCAGCCGGGGATCTCGCGCCCGAGATAGCTGTTCACGCATGCCTTGCTGATGGGCGTCAGGCTGACGTGAAGGTGACCGGTGTCCTCATCCTTGGTGCGAACGGAGGCGCGGTCGAGCGCGAGGCGGAGTTCGGTCATGCGCGACCGTGCTTTCTGTGGTAGCGTGAGGCCTCACTTTTTCAGGAGGCGATGATGAATCTAACTCGGACCAATCGACCGTCTGACCTCGAAATCTTCGAGGAAGCCATACGCATTGCGGCGAACAACAATCCAGATCGCACATGGCGGGAATGGACGCTGCATAGCCTCAACGCATGCGAGGACTTCTGGTCAACGGCACAGATGCAGTTGGACGTGCCGAGCGAAGAATGGCGGCCGATGCCAAAGACCGTCGAGATCTACTGAATGCGAAACGTGACAGACAACGGTTCGCATGCTTCAAGAGAGGCAGCCATCTCGCACTCCTATGCGGGGTTGGTTAGGGTCATCGGAGGTGCTTCCAACACAACCGATGACCCGCTCACTATATCAGAGAGAAAATCCTTTTACAATGGAAAGACTAACGCATCTACAGTTTAGAAGCTGTCCAGGAAATACAAAAGCCTGCTCAGTTTCATCCCACATGCCTTTTGATACGTTATACTCTTTCCCATTCATCCTCACATGGGATGGTCTTGGTTTCTTTCCTGCTGACGCATGGCGCCATACAGCGGAGTCTATTCCAACTTCTAATTGTCTTGCGCGAGTCATACTTGTTGTCGCAAGAGCATTTTGGCTTTGAGCAATGAACGCCGCCCGGCGCTTCGATACGCCCGCGATGGCCTGGATCTCTTTCGTCAGCCCGCCGATGTCGCGTCCGGTCTGAACGGAGCGCATCACCGCCTGTTCCACGTCACCGAGGAACTTCTGCGGGATGCTGCGGATCAAGCCCACTTGCTGATTGAGCGTCGCCCGGATGACGTCGTTCTGTGCCCGCGTCATCTGGAAATCGACCGAGATCCCGGCGTCCTTCAGGATCTTCTTCAGCACGGCATCGGAGCGCTGTGCCGTGGCCTTGGTGAACCATGCGCCAAGCTTCTTCGATGCTTCGTCGAACCTCTCGGTCCAGCGCCGCGTCAGCTTGCGGATGGCGGCCCGCATGGTTTCGGCCGGGCTGGCGTCCTGAGCAAGCTCGGGTGACCTGTTGCGATACGCTGCCCCTATCCAATGGGTGACGCTGGCGTGCAACTCGTCGATCAAAGCCGTGATGTGGCGTTTGTACTCGGCCGCCAAGCCTGCATTGGCGTGGACAGGCCTAAGAACTTTCCCCGAGGGTCGGGAGGATCGGCGAGACGAGGTCTTCAAGCTGGTCGACCTCCCGCAGCATGGACGCGAGCAAGAGCCGCGCCGTATCGAAGTCGCAATCCCGGAGCGAAGCCTTCACCTGGTCGAACAGGCATTGCAGCGCGATCATGCGGGTGTCTGCAGTGTCTAGCGGTTCGCCGCCGATCATGTCCGCAAGGGTGAAGCCGACCATCCCGTCACGAACCCTTCGCCGCGTCGAACATCGCGTCGAGAGCATCCTGACCCGTCTGCCCCTTGGGTTGCAAGCCCTCGGCTTCCTCGGCACTGAGATCCGGCGCGTCCTCGACGTCGAGGCCAGGATAACGGCTGTCCGGATCGGACGCCACATTGCCGCGCACTTCGATCGGCGACAGCACGCCGGAGTCGACGCGAACCTGGTCCGTCTCGGCTTCCAGCTTCTCGACTTCGGCCCGCTCGCGCTCGCTCATGACCCACAGCGGCTCGAATCCGAAGCGGATGGATGGATCGATATCGCCGCACTCGCTGAGCTGGACAATGTCGATCACGGTCTGCAGCGGATCGCGGAGGTGATCCTCTTGCGCGGCGTGGATGGTGTCGTAAAAAACCCGGATCTCGCCCTCGCTGGATGCATTGAGGCCGGACGGAGTGACACCCAAGAGCTTCACCAGCGGGATCGACGCGACCGAGGCCATCTGTTCCTGAGCCTGCGCCTGCAGCTTGTCCAGCGTGCCAAGATTGGCCGACACGTTGGCGAAGTCCTCGCCGTCCTTGTCGATCGCCATGACGCCGAGATTATCGCGGGTTTGGTTGAACATCATCAAGCGGCCATCCAGGCCGTCACCGTTGTTGCCGAGTCCGGTGTCGCCAAAGAGCGCGCTGCTACTGCCGCCCTGCAATCTGACCTTCATGTCAGTCTTCAGCACCCACACCGTGAACGCATGCACGATGTCGGCGACGCTCTGTCGGGTCCTCAGCCAATTGTCGACGTAGGGCTGCGCCATCTGCGTCAGCGACAGCCCGCCGAAGCTGTAGGCCGACTTCAGGATGTCCGGCACTTCGCGCCCCACGATGGTGAGCAAGCGGCTCGCATGGACCGAGCCACCCATCACGTACCACGACTGCGGCTTGTAGTGGTCGGGTGCGAGCGGGTCGTTGGTGTTGTAGTCCTTTGGGTACACCCACAGTGGGTCGACGGAACGGATGCCTTTCAGCGACCCAAGCTTGATTTTCTGCAACGTGGCAGCATCGCTGCCGTTGCCGATCGGCTTCGCCTTTTCGTCGCCCTGCGCCCCGATGTCGATGTAGACGTGACCACGCCCCATCAACCCATCATAGCGGACGGCATCGCGGAAAGCGTCGCGGACTTTGAACTTGACGAGACCGGCTTCGATCGCCTGGATGCGGTCGGTCTTGTCGTCGTCCTGGTCGATGGACGTGATCTTGATCCACCGCCGTGTCATCTCGGTTGCGGGGACGTCGGCGATCTTGCGGTACTCGGCCCGCTGGGCATACAGCGCCAGCACCGTCATCGGGATGGCGGCACCGAAGCATCCGAGCGATGATCCGTAGGTCTGTCCAGCCCATCCACCTACGCCCGAGAGCGCATCGTCCATGGCAAGGCCAGTGCCTTCCGGTACGACACCAGGCGGCGGCACGGCGGGCTTGAAGATGTCCTCGGCTGGAGGCGTGCGGTTCTTGCGAGCCAGCAACGCCACCGCTTCGTCCGACATGATCGGGCGGGATCGGGACGCCTGCTGAACGAGTTGCGGTGCTGGCTCAGTCGGCTGAGACGCCTTCCGTCGCCCGGTCAGCCATTCGAGCATGCTATCGCCTTGGCTGAGAGAACCGCGCCAACATGGCGGGGGTGATGGTGAGGGGTTCATCGCGCGGTGCGAACCGGATCATCACGGCGTCCGCGAGGTTGGGGGACCTTGTCCCATCCGGCGTCTTGTCGATCACGATCTTGCCGACGCCGTTGACGCTGTAGGTCGGTTGCGACAGTTCGGAACAGAGACGGGTCCGATGCGGCAGTGTGGACGGAATCGAAATGACGTTGTCGGGTCCGACATCCGCCCCTTCCGTCACGGCCCGGAAGGTGTTCTGAAACCGGGTCCGCAACGACCACCAACTCTGCGCCTTGAGGTTGGCGAAGAAGTCCTGGTTCTTACGGCCCTTGACGTCCTCGCGCTCGGGATGCAACACGCCAGCCGAGCCGCGGAATGCCTCGACGCCGATCAAGCAGTCGCTTTGAGCTTGTCGAGTCTCGTTGATGACCCTCGCGTCGCCACGGACGCCGGCCCCAAGGCCATCGGCATCGTAGCGAAAACCGACGTAGCCGGAGGCACTGCACAGACCGAAGGCCCGCTGCACCGTACCGAAGATGTCGTCGCCCTTGCCTGACCACTCGTCCAGGGTTTCGATGAGAATCCCATGGGCACCGCAGAAGGCGTTGGTGTCCTTACCCTCATCGGCGACATCGAGCGCACCGACCCGCATGCCGCTCGGCGTGATGCCGAGTTTGACATGCGCGTCGATCGACGCCTGGACCCACGCGCTCGGGATGACGACGCCTTCGACCGAAGCCGAAAAGTCGATGTCGAGTTCCTGGGCGATCGTAACGGGGTCGAGTATCTCGACCTGCCTGTCGTACCAAGCCTGATCCTTGCGGGGATCGTCCCGCCAATGGAAGCGGAACACCCGATCAGCCGGCCATTCCGTCACCTTGCGATGGAAGGGGCCACCCAAGCCATTCGCAGTGCTGACGTCCATCCGGCAGTTCGTGGTCTGCGATAGAGCCTGCTCGATCAATTCAGGGTGGTCGAGGAAAGCTGCTTCGTCGACAAAGAAGATCGATGTCCTGTCTCCGCGGCCGATGTTGTCGCCGGCCTCGCCGGTCATGATGCTGTCGGTCCGTTTGAACAGGATACGCATGTGGGGCGCATCGTTCTTGGGATCGAAGCCGCTGCGGAACTCGGGCGGCAGAAGCTCGATGAACTTCCTCGCCTTCCAGAACAGCGACTTCGGCGCACCGATCTTGTCGACGTATTCCTCTTTGCGCGACCCAAAGCCGATCGCCATACCTTCGTTGAACAGGCACAGCGTGCAGGATAGAGCGACCGCTACCCACGACACCCCGGACTCCCGGCTTTTCGGGGTCACGCCAGGCCGTTGGGACCGCCAACTATCGACAACCCAATCGCACCACTCGACCTGCCGAGGAAACAGGATGAAGGGAACCACGGCGGGACGTCCGACCTCGACATTGCGAGGATCGGCAGTGCAGCCCCAATCCGTGATGAACTGCGCTGGGTTGGCGCGGTAGAACGTCCGCAGCGCGGGTAGGACCGAAAGATCGCGGCGGATCCGGTTCAGCCGTTCAGCGCGGCGCTTGAAAACGGCAACATAGTTGGGATTGCGAAAGTCGAAACCGTCCGCGTCACTCACCGGACATCAGGCGCTGGTATTGTCTGGCGGCCTCAAGGGGATCGTCGGTGACGATAGCTACGGCTTCGATCGGGCCACCATCACGGCCGGTCACTTCCATGCTGGCCAGCTTCGGCGCGTAATAGTTGGCGACATCGGTCGCGGCTCTCTGACGTTCCTGGAACGTCGGGGTATAATCGCCGAAAGCCTGACCTCGCATCACGGCCAACAGGAACTCGTGAGGCATCAGACCTGAGGCTTCCGCCTTGGCGACACGCTCCTGTGTCCTGGTGTTGGGGACGCCCTTCTTACGACCGGCGCCGGGACGTGCGCCACCGGGCATTTGAAATCCTTGAATTCGGCTGATTGTTTTTCAGCGTACCCCATCGGGCGAATTTGGAAGCGGGAGTTAGAGCCCGAGGCCAGAATCGAACCGACGGCCTGCCGATTACAAGTCGGGTCGGTTTGAGAGAATTACGGACCACGGATCGTGCGCCTATGGGACTGCGCAGACCTCGTTGAGGCGGCGTCCCGAGCAGGCTTGATGGCCCGGCACCTTTCGGATGCACCACTGGCGTCATGGTCTGACCAAGAC